AGATAGAGGCCCAACTCTTCAAGGTAATATTCCCTTTGGACAATTTCAAGGAGAAAACGTAACAAATAATTTTGAATACGGTGTTAATAAATCAAGAGAAATAGCAGACGGACCCGGATTTGTTGAACAGTTGCGTGACAGAAATAGAGCCGCAGCCTTAGAACGATCAGACGCTAGAAGAGCAGAACGAGAGCTTAACAGAGGTGACTATGGATTTAATAAAATATATGATGGATCAGAAGTATTTCAATCACCTAAAACATCTTTAATAGATCAAATTAGAACGGGTAGAACTGATACACCTGATTTAACTGATGCACTTGCAGCAGGGTTAGGCTATGTATACGATGGTACAGTAAATGGATATGTAGGTAAAGGAGCAGTAATTGCTAACGATTATTTACGAAGTTTACCTAGTGCAGTTTATGATCTGTTAGGTATGTCCTTTAAACCAGCAGGTGCAGCTACAATGGATTCTGTAGCAGGGCAAGCTTTATCTGTAAACGACATGAAAACTGTTATAGAAAATAATTCTGTTAGTGATGACATTAGTTCTGCATTACGTGGTGGATTTGACAGTTCTAAACTAGAAAGAGAACGGGGTATATTACCCTCTGGGTCTCAAGTAGCAGATATAGGTCCAGTTACTAATGAACAACTACGTCAATATAATCAAGGCTTCATAACTGCTGGTGATCGTTACGCAATGACAATGGGTGGTCGTGGCCTTAGAGGAACTAGACCTGAAGGTTTTGGTGATCAGAACTTAGGTTTTGTAGCACAAGATGCACCAGAGCAATATGCACTTAGACGTAGTGCGCCAGATATGGAACAATACACACCCCCATTTGAACCTAACATGCGTGATAGAAACATGAGACCTCCGGGCATGAGAAATCCATCAATGGGTCAAGAAGAGTTTTCAGAACTACAAAGATCTCCCGTTATGGTAGATCCAAGAGACCCTAATTTCCGTGGAAGTTACCAAGGTAATGTTCCCCCTAGTAACATGCAAGGGCCAAACTTTACGCCAGATAGTATAGATCCAAGAGGCCCAAGCCAGATTCCAGATGCCAGAAGACCATTTCCTACACCACAACTAGATTCTGTGACAGGACTTTTTGGACCTAATGTAGGTGGCACAAGTGGTAGACTACAAGACTTTAGAGGTGGTGATCCATTTAAACCATTGAGAGGTGCAGGTATTGGTGGATCTAATATGGGTACACCAGACAATGTAACAGATGTTGCTACACGAGCAAGCGCACAGTTAACAGGACCAACAACAGATAATTACGGAACACGAGATTTTAATGCATTTGGTGAAGGTGTAACTCCGGGTTTACGACAAGGAGATGTAATTCCTTATAGCCCTAACATGCGTGATAGAAACATAACAACTCCGGGTATGACAGCCCCTACAAATTTAGAGCTTAAAGATCCTTTGAATAGATTTGAGGGTCCAAAACAAGAGGAGATTCTTAGACAAGCACAAATTTTAAAAGATCGTGGTATAGGAGCAGTACCAACTAGCCCTCTTGTAGGTGGTGGTATTTCTCCTCAAATTCCAGCAACACAAACACCCGGATACTTAGATAGTGGACAAGCTAATATATCAGCAATACAAACTCCGGGTTATTTAGATAGTGGTGGACCAATGCCACAAAGATCTGCGATAGAAACACCCGGATATTTAGATAGTGGTCAAGCAAATATATCAGCAAGAGATGTTCCTTCGTTTGGTGATACAGATCCAATTAATGTAGTTCCTGCAAATGAGTTTCAACTAGGTGCTGCAGATGCAGCCCGTGAAAATAATTTACGCGCGCAAGAAGCAGAAGAAACTTTTTATGATCAACAAGGGCTTCCATCACAGGTAGATGCCACTCGAATGATGGGTATCAATGACCCACAAGGTGGTTTAGATGCAGCTCGTGCAAGAGAATCTGCTGCATACGGAGCAGCTTTAGGAAATTATATGAGAGATAATATGGGTGTTAGTGCTACAAACCCTGATGGAATTACACCAAGTTTTTATAATAAGTATCCTGAACAAAATCTTTTTCCCTATGAACGAGCAGTCGATTTAGGTAGAGAAATGCAAAACAAATTTTCTAATCAATCTACAAATGTATATCCACAATTAGAAGGAGTTTCTCAAAACGCAGAAGCAAATAGAGAAGCTTCTCTTGGTGGTGCTGATGCCAGACCAAGAACAGATGCAACTATAACAGACTCTTTGTTAGACTCTGGTATGGGTGGAGCTATACAATCTGGACGATCTCCAGTATCACTAAATGCACCTTCAATGGATAGGAGTTTTGATCCTACTAGACAAGAGTTTAGTTCTAACATGCGCGACAGAAACATGCGAACTCCGGGCATGGCTCAATTAGATGATTCTGGTATGGGTGCAGCTATAAGTGATGCTACAGTAGATACAAAAACTTCAGTTCCAAAAAAACAAACACAACAAACTTTACAAACAATAAAAAAACGAGATAATGATTATTTATCACGTAGACAAGAAGTTATATCTAGGTCTGCAGGTAATAGAACTTTATTACGTAGTGGTAAAGAAACTGAACAAAATTCTCCCCAAGCTATGTACAATAGAGAACAAGAAAGCACAGGTTATATTGGCACAGACTCTGAAGGTTATGGTGTAGGCATGATAGCTGGTCCGGGTCAAGCAGGTGTTGTTGTTGATGAAAATGGGAAAGCACTTAAAGATGGTCCGGGTGGCGTTACAGGAAAAACTATATACCAAGATTCAACAGGTGTGCAATATACTAAGAGTACATTTGGTAAAAAAGAAACACTAGATGGGAAAAAATATACACCTGCAAAGGGTGCAAAAAAAGGTGATGGTGCAGATAGAGACAATGATAATGAAGCAGATAGTGGCAAAATTATTTGTACAGCTATGAATGCTTCTTATGGATTTGGTTCTTACCGTCAAGCAATTTGGTTAAACTACTCAAATAAACACTTGACAAAGGCACACGAAGTAGGTTACCATACACTGTTCCTTCCTTTAGTATACTTAGCATATACAAAAGATATAAAGTTTATACGTACTCTACTAGAACATGGTACACGTAGACGTACTGCAGATTTAAGAGCAGAGTTAAAAGGAACTAAACGAAATACTTTAGGACGTTTCTATCGCTCTATATTTGAACCCCTCTGTTATACAGTAGGTAAAATAAAAATAGCATTAGGAAATTAATATGGAACCAACACTTCAAGAATATAAACAAACAGTACTGACTAGATTTAAAGAACTAGAAGAGTCTGAACGTGCTACGTTACAGGGTCTTAGAGGTACACCTGAAGGACGGGTGCTAGGTAAAGTTTTAGGTGGGGAGTTAGAAGACTTAGTATTTATGCTAGGTAGACAACCTGCATCAACTGCTGCACCAAAACGTGGATTAGCTACACGATAAAACAGTTTATATGCTGGCTACTCATCCCCCTACCAACATAGGCTACGGTGGCCCCAGTTAGGAAATACAATGGCAGAAACAGAAATGGCCTCAGAGCCACAATCAGAAAACAAAGTTGCATTTGCAACACGTAAGTACTCAAACGATGATAAACGAAAAGCAGAACAAGAAGAGTTAGAACAATTAATTGCAGAGAATAAAGGTGAAGTTGCTGAAGAAGTAGAAGCAGAGCCAGAAGGTGCAGAAGAAAAAACTTTTAAGAAACGGTATGGTGACTTACGTAAGCACTCGCAAGAAACTAAACAATCTTTAGAAAAACAAGTTAATGAGTTACGTAAACAACTTGACAAAAGTACTAAACAAGAAATTAAACTACCAAAGTCAGATGACGATATTGAAGCATGGGCAGCTAGATACCCTGACGTAGCAGCAATAGTAGAAACAATTGCAATTAAAAAAGCACGTGAACAATCAAAAGATTTAGAAGACCGTGTAAAAGAAATTGATGCAATGAGAGAATCTGCTAGTAAAGAAAAAGCTGAAGTAGAACTTATGAAAATACACCCTGACTTTGGGGAAATAAGAGACAGTGATAGTTTTCACGATTGGGCAACAGAACAACCTAAATGGGTTCAAGATGCTCTATACGAAAATGACAATGACGCAAGGTCTGCAGCAAGAGCAATAGATCTATATAAGATAGATAATAATATATCTACTAAAAAGTCATCAAACAATAAAGACGCTGCACGTTCTGTAAGTAATAAACAGACACGTAATGCACCAGAGACAGATAAAACTGGTGGCAGCTTTAAGGAATCTCAAGTGGCGAAAATGACACCACAAGAGTACGAGAGAAACTCAGATGTTATAATGGAAGCTATCCGTTCAGGACGTTTTGTTTATGATGTATCTGGTAATGCTCGTTAAAAGGTATTGACATATAGAAAAAAATAGATATAACTATAGTCATACTTCTACGGTAGCCCCATTTTTAAAATGGTTACCTACCATACTAAATCGCAAACCATACAAAGTCTTAAAGACTACCTGATAAACATGGCCTATTAACTACATAGTTGCGCGACTGTGTCTGTAATACACCCTACGTAAGTCAGCCCGTTAAAACATTTGATTGATTTGCATCTGTAATATATGCTATAAATAGGAGATTATACAATGGCATTTAGTTCCGCAGCAGGTTATGGTAACCTGCCTAACGGTAATTTTAGCCCAATCATCTACAGCAAACAGGTGCAACTTGCATTCCGCAAGGCATCTGTTGTAGAAGCAGTTACCAATAATGATTACTTTGGTGAAATTGCTAACATGGGCGATACCGTTAAAATAATAAAAGAACCAGAGATTACAGTCAAAGAGTATACTCGTGGTACAACTATTCTACCACAAGACCTTGATGACGAAGATTTCTCGTTAACAATTGATAAGTCTAACTACTATGCGTTTAAGATTGACGACATAGAAGACGCACATAGCCACATAAACTTTATGAGCCTTGCTTCTGATAGAGCAGCTTATAGATTGGCTGACCAGTTTGACCAAGACGTACTTGGTTACCTATCAGGTTTCAAACAATCCTCTCTTCACGGATCACCAGACACAGTTAACGCAACTGTAAACGGTACTGTGGCAGTTTCAACTGCAGGAACAGATGAACTTCTTTCCAGCATGAAACTAGTAAAAGGTGACTTTGGTAACATTACTACTAGTTCAGCAGGAACTCACTCAATTCCTCTAACTCCACGTATGCCGGGTGCAACATCCTTGCCAACAGCCACAGCGTCACCAATCATGGTGATATCTCGTATGGCTAGACTACTTGATCAACAGCAAGTTGACACAAATGGTCGTTGGCTAGTTGTAGATCCTGTGTTTATGGAAATGCTACGTGACGAAGATTCACGTCTTCACAACGCAGACTTTGGAGAATCAGGAAGTATACGAAATGGCCTAGTTATTAATAACTTAGGTGGTTTCAGAGTATATAGTTCAAGCAATCTACCAGCAGTTGGAACAGGTCCGGGAACTTCAGGTTCTGCAAACCAAATTGCCAACTATGGTGTAATTGTAGCTGGACACGATTCTGCTGTTGCTACTGCAGAGCAGATCAATAAGACAGAAACATACCGTGACCCTGACAGCTTCTCTGACATTGTTCGTGGTATGCATTTATATGGTAGAAAGATACTTCGTCCTGAAGCTATCGTTACTGCCAAATATAACGCAGCGTAGGGGGAATATAAAAAATGGCTACTATAACATCACTTTTACTTCCTGCTACAGGAAACTCTAACAGAGGCAGAATGCCGTATCAAGTTGAACTAATAATTGACTTGACTGCACAAGCTATTGATTGTTCAGCACCAGATACAGTACAATGTATTACACTACCAGCTAACACTCATATACTTCACGCAGGTGTTCAAGTTGTAGAATCTGCAACAATGAACACAGGTACAAATGCCACCATAACATTAGGTGCAGCAGACGTGGACGAATACGTCACAGCATTTGATATTGATGGTGCTTCTGATGGTGCATACGCTCCAAGTGTAACACCTTCAGCAGAAGTTGTTCTTGCTACAGCAGATACACTAGACCTTGTTTTTGCAGGTGACGGTGCTACCTTTACAGCAGGTAAACTTAGAGTTTACGCTCTATTGATGGACGTTTCTGAGCAAGGAAGTACATCAGCTAATGAAGTTGATAGAGACTATCTAGCATAATATAATAAATGGGGAGGCTGGAATAATCTGGCCTCTCCAACTACATAACAGTGAAAGAAATTTAAATGGCAGAAACGTACCTAACTTTAACTAATAAAGTACTTGCAAGATTAAATGAAGTTGAGCTAACCTCTACAACTTTTACTTCTGCTAGGGGTATTCAAACCCAAGTTAAAAATGCTATTAACGAATCTATAAGATACATAAACCAAAGAGAATTTAATTACCCATTTAACCATGCAACAGATTCAGAAACATTAGTTGCAGGTACATTTAAATACAGTATACCAGCCACAGCTAAGTTAGCTGACTACGATACATTTCGTGTGGTCAAAGATTCTGACTTAGGTGTCAGTGGGGGTAAACTAAATAGTATGAACTACAAAGAGTATGTAGAACATCATATTACACACGAAGATGAAATTACAACTACTACTTTAAATGGATCACATTCAAGTAGTGTAGAAACATTGACACTTACATCTACTACAGGATTTGACGCTGCAGGTAGTGCCTTTATAGGTAGTGAGATTATATCTTACACAGCTATAAGTGGTAATGATTTAACAGGTGTTACACGTGGAACACAATCTACTACGGCTGCAGAACACGCAAGTGGTGTACAGGTAGCACAGTTTAGTAATGGTAGTGCGCCTACCCATGTAATACGAACACTAGATAATAATTATATATTATTCCCATGCCCTAATAAAGCATACACAATAAAGTATGACTACTATACTTTTCCTACAGACCTATCTGCACACGGGGATACAACATCAATACCTGACAGATTTGCTCCCGTCATAATAGATGGAGCAACTGCTTTTGTGTATCAGTATCGTGGAGAAACACAGCAGTACGCTATTAACTTTACTAGATACGAACAAGGTATTAAAAATATGCAGACGTTACTAGTAAATAAATTTGACTATCTAAGATCTACTTACATAACAAGAAACCATATAGGAAGTCCTACTTCATCATTTAGGTCCATTTAAATATGCCTGATCAGTCACAAACAAGCCCTGCCGCATTTAACTGTGAAGGTGGCTTAGTTTTAAATAAGTCTACGTTCTTAATGGAACC